TCCATCCTCAGCTGCCAACTTTTTGACTGCAGCCCCCGTGCTATAGCTAGTGATTAGAAAGGAACTTCGTCACTAACTGTTTCTTGGATTGGTGCAGATGCAGTTCCGATAACATCAAAGTCTTCTGCATTACCACCTGCATAAGGTACATGCTCTACAATCTGAACACGCTTAAGGATAGGTGATACTCCAGCCTTACCATTCATACTCCACTCGAATGGTGTGTACTGCACGTTTGCAATACTACCGTTGCCCACAAGTTCTTTGAATGGTTTCTTCTGCCCATCCATTACAACTGGTGCATCGTTCTGTGTACCGTCACGGCGTGATACCTTCTGACGAATGTGTACAAAGTCACCACGCTCATCGCCTTTGTTCTTAATGTCAACACCATCTGCCTCAAAAGCTTTGCGGTTGTTGTCGTCTACTAGCATGTCCAAACCCCACTCTGGTTCGTACGTTGTGTTAGGTGCTTGAATTGATGCCCAATAAACTTTTCCTGATACAATAGTCATATGTTTTAATCTCCTAAATTGGTTTTCGTTTTGGTTTTCGTATCACAAACAACACCATTGTTGCTGCGATTTTCAAAGTATCTCACATCTGCAATAGAATGTCAAGAACTTTTTTCACTTTAGTGAGTGTCGCACCAAGTTACCCCAGTCTTATACTCACAATCAAGAGGACAATTAACATTGAGCGACTGCTCTGTCAGCTTCATTGCCTTCTTGGTAACAGCACCGAAGGCTTCTTCCTGTCCCTTGCGTACTTCGAATTGGTATTCGTCATGTACACTAGCGACAAGCTTGAAGTCTAGCTGTGCCTTGGTTGCCTCAATGATAATAAACTTAAGCCACTCCTTACATACGATAGCACCAGCCCCTTGCAATAGCAGGTTAAGTGCTGCATGTTTGTTACGTACCTTAAGTATGCGACCATCAAGGCCAAGTAGATAACCTCTGTTAGACAACGTGTCTACCTTAGAACGCAATGTCTTAAGGGCAGGCATGTTATCAAGGAAGTTATTAATCAGACGCTGACCATCTTTGGCTGTGCCATTGACGACCTGTCCAATCTTACCAGCACCAGCACCATACAGGAACGCATAGATAAATGTCTTTGCGTTGTCTCTGGTTGGTAGCCCTGCTGCTTTCTGGTTAGCTGTATGAACGTCACCCTCTACAACTTCTTTCGTGTAGGCTGCGTCATTCATGTAGTGTGCCAGCATTCGTAGCTCAAGTCCTGATGCGTCAGTACCCAGCAACACGTAGTCGTCTGAGCTTACTGTCCACAATGCTCTGCACTCCTTACCATAGGGTGAGTAGACAGCAGGAACCTGTGCCATGTTAGGTGATGTGTGAGCCATACGTCCTGTAATGGTACGTAATGTAAGCACTCGTCCATGCACCTTGTCGTTCTCGTCTGCCGCTTCAATCCATGATTTGATTTGCGACACACGCTTCTCAAGTAATAGATACTGTGCAATCAGCTGAGCCTCTGGTATGTCAGTCACCTTAGACAACACTTCCTCTGAGACAATAGCCTGTCCCTTCTCAGTGTAGGCATGTGGCTTCCAACCAAGGGCAGACAATCGTTCTGCTATCTGCTTACGTGACCCTGGATTAAATACTATTACATTATCTTTAAGTCTCTTACCTGTCTTCTCAGATATTCTAATCTGTGTGATAGGCTTGAAGACTTCTTGAAGTTGATTGTTAATCTTAGCTGATTCGTCAGACAACTTAGCAACCAAGAGCATAGCATTCATCACGTCAAGTGTGAACCCGTTCTGTTCCTGCTTGTCAATGACTGCACGAATCTGATGCTCAAGTTTAATGCTACGTGCTGAGAAGCCCTTCATCGTAGGGACAAGAGCATTGTATACCTTGGCGGTAAGCTCTACGTCACGAACACAATAGGTAAGCATCTGGTCTGAGTAGCCTGAGAAGTCACTGAACTCTAGCTTAGGATACCCGAAGGTCTTACCCCATGCTTCAAGTGAATGACCACCATCTCGCATTGGGTCTGCCATCTGTGACATGATAAGTGTATCACGTATCTTACTAAGAGGTATGTCTACACCAAGTAATCTTTTTAAAACTGGAGCATCAAAAGACACACCATTGTGCATAACAATAATATCGGCAGACTCAATGAGTTCTTTTGCATGGTGGATATAGTCTGGTTTATAAGTGTATATACGTTGTTCATCTAAATCCTTTGCTACAATACAATAAATAGTAGTAGCATCTAAGCTATCTGTTTCAATGTCTACTACTAATCTTTTCATACTTCGATTAACTCCGCTTGTTGGTAAGGCACGTGGAAGAACTGTTCTCCCTTTAGGATGCGACCACCCTGTGCTTCTTTAACTTCCGACTTGGCTACTGTGTCACCACTGATACGCCATGCGGCTGTCATGTCTGGTCGTATGATGTAGAAGTGTAACACTCCCTTGTCACCAACCGCATTGATAAGTTTATGTTTGCGATATGGAATACGTATCTCTTTCCAGTTAGGATTCCAATCACCTTTCCATCCATACTTTATCTCTGCCTCACTGAAGAAGTTAGTATAATCCATTTTGCTTTTAATGTCAACTGAAAAATCTTCATCTGTATCTAAGATTGTATGTCCTGCTGTGGATAAGAAATCAATCACCCACTGCTTAGCCTTGTTGTCTGAGCGTTCATACCTCTCTCGTGAGAAAGGAATGTTTACGCTACCTACGATTGGTTTAAGTTGTGTCATAGGTAATCTCCTGTTTCTACTGTGTCAAAGTCCTCTGCATTAGGGTCGTTAATCTCTGTCATGCGCCCAGTGTCACGGTCATACAATAGGAATGCACCAATGCCTGTCTCACCAGCATAGCGGTTCTTGAGGACACGCACTGTTGTGGTGTTGGCTACGATAGGGTCGGTTGCCTGTTGGTCACGCTCCATTGCAATCACAGCGTCACTAATCTGTGCGATACTGTGTGAGCCACGTAGCATAGACAGGCTAATCTGTGTGCCTTGCTCCTGCCCCTTGTCACCTGATGCACGGCGTAAGTGAGACACAAGAAGGACACAGCACTGCGTCTCTTCCACAAGTGAACGTAGCTTGGTCATCATCTTGTCGATGTTGCGGCGTTCGTCGTCACCCTCAAGGCCAGACACAAGGATAGACAAGTGGTCAAGGATAATATACTTGCAGTCCAAAGCCTTAATCATGTAGCGAATCTTGGATAAGATTTCGTCAGTCTCAATGGAACCGAAGTGGTCGAATGCAAACACACGTCCCGTGCCTACAGTGGCTTCCTCGTATAGCTTGAGTTGCTCTGGTGATACAGTCTTACGCACCTCCTCAATGTATAGACGCTTGCTTGCTTCTACAGACATGAGGTGGAAGATGGTTTGCTTGACGCTTTCTTCAAGGCTGATGATGCCGATGTTGTGTTCGGTGTTGTTGAGTAGGTGATGCTCAAGCTCTCGCATGATGCTAGACTTACCAGCACCAGTGCCTGCTGTGAATGTAATCAACTCACCTGTTCGCATACCATACAGCATGTCGTTCAGTCCTTCGTATGGGTAAGGCACAGACACCTTGTCGTCCGTATCATACAGACCATCGAAGTCCTTGAGGTTTACGATACCTGCTGGTGTGTATGGCTGTGCTTCCCAGAACAATCGGATGAAGTCCTCTGCTCTGCCATGCTTGAGATACTCGTTAGCATCCTTGCCACGTAGCTTCATTACCTTACACTTGTTAGGCTCGAACAACTGTGCAACCTGTGCCGCCGCCGCCTTGCCATGCTCGTCGTTGTCAAAGCATAGCACGATGTTGTCGAACTTGTTGAGCCACTGTAGCTGTGCCTTGCAATCCTTGATGGCTGATTGTGCGCCATTACGAACCGACACAACAGGCCACTTGCTACCCATCATCTGATAGGCAGACACTGCATCAAGCTCACCCTCACAGATGGTGATGAACTTGCCAGCCTGACCGAACAACTGCTGTCCGAACAGTGTGCCTTGTGTCATTGCTCCCTCTGCGTGGAACTCCTTGTTGGCTACGTGACGAACCTTGTTGGCAACGTGTGTGCCGTTCATGTCGTAGTATGGGTAGATGTGCTTGCCTTCTGTCTGTGTGATACCATATGCACGAGCCGCTTCGAGGCTGATGTTGCGGTCAGGGATGGCAGCGAACTGCCCCTGTGATAGACGTGCAACCTGTGTATTCTGTGGTGTAGGTATTGTAGGCACTGTGTTCTGCATTGATGTGTGTCCTTCTTGATTAGGTGATGGTGTAAACTTCTCGCAAACAAAGCAGTAGGCATGACCATCATCGTAGTGGATGTTGCCATCGGATGAGCCGCATGAACCGCACTCACCCCTGCTTATAACTTTCGAATCATTTGTCATCTGCATAATATACCCCGAACTCTTTGCCCTTATCGTAGATGAAGAGCTTACCATTAACCATCTGTGTCTGGAAGTTCATGCTCTCCGCAAGCAAGGCACGAAAGCGAAGGAACTCTTCCTTGTCTCGCACCTTCTCCATGAAGGCTGGTGAACATCCCGTAGACTTATACATCATTTGATACATTTGAAACCTCTTTGATTGCTTGTGCCATAGTCTTCTTAGTCGTGGCCTTGTTCTGAACTGTGATTGCTCTGCGTCTAATGCTACGCATCTTCTGCTTCTTTGTTTGTTTACTCATGGTCATTGTCCTTTCGTGTCAACTCCATTGGATGAAACCTACTCCATGCCCTGCCTAATGTCAAGCGTTTCTTTTCATACCATTCCTTTGTTCGCCTCAGTGTTTGTTTCCTGCGGCGTTCATCTCGTTCTTTCTTCTCGTCATCTGTCATGTCATTCACTCCTATGTAGGTATGCCAGTGTCAAGTATGTGTTATCCTCTGCCTTCCATGACCGACTGTCATACTGATAGGCACTACCCATCTTAGAACGTATGCGGTCAAGCCATGTCATTGCATCATCGCTATCAGCAAACAACCTGCCATGAAACTCAGGCATCTTCTTTAGTTTACGTAAGGACACCTGCTTCATTCGTCAAACTCACTCTCTGAAATGCCAAAGGCAAAGGTCACGTTCTCTGTATACATCTCGTCTGCTTCTTCTCGTGCCATCTTCTTGGCATCCTTCTGGTTGTATCCTTCGTCAAGGTATTGGTGATACAATTCCCTGAACAACTGTCGCTTATCTTTTTCCCATAGGTTCTTAGTCATATCAATCCCACCTGTAAAAAATGTGTTCGTCAATCATTACTACTCGTGTGTGATGCTCAGCCCAAGAAGGCCAGACATAATCTGCGTGGTAGTGTGTTGCACCTTCAAGCAATCCAACTGCATAGCCATCAAGTGCCGCCTCTGCAATCTCAAGAGAGGTTACAAATGCTTCTGCATTACGTGGCTCATCAGACAATCCATCGCAGTAGAAACTAAACTGACAACGATTACGGGCTGGCTTACTCTGCCAGTGTATGCCCTGTGTTACTACGCCACAGACATCATCAGGGAAGCGGTCATCCATCATGCGGTTCATTACTACCTGTGCGACAGCCAACTGTCCGACTGTGCTTTGGTTACGTGCCTCGTGATATACTGTCAACGCAAGGCACATGATTGGTGTTACAAATAAATCCATATCAATACCCATCATTCCAAATTTGTTCACGCTCCCACTCTTTACCAAGGCGGTCATGCACTGTGGCACGATTGGTCTTGACCTTCACCCGTTCCTTACGTCCACGGCTATTAGTCTTTGTTTCCCAGATACTTAGGATGTTATCCTCATACCAAGGCTTAAACATTCGTGTGTGTTTATTGCTCATTTTTTTCCTCGTTGTCTATTACTAGTTCTAGTTTAACTTTCTGTGGTTCTTGTGTCAGTGCATCATATGTCATGTCAACTACGTTGATTGTATTTTCTTCGGCCTCAATGTCCAAGACATACTCGTCTTCAGATAGGTCACGCACTACGATATACTCAAGCCACTCAATCGGCATTGGGTCTTCGCCAATAATCGGCCACCAATGTTGTTGTCCTACGTCTTTCATGTCTGTGTCAATCACAAATGTTACTTCATAGCGAGCCATGTTAGCCCCTTCCTGTATATGTTTTAATAAAATATTCCTTGAGCCATGCCTTAAACTCTGGCCGCTTGTCAAGGAAGTCAATGGTCTGGCGGTGCGACAACTCGTTGCCATACAGCCACTTGCGTAGTGATTCGTATTCCTTTTCTTTATCTTTATCCTCTGTCATGTCGTGCCTTCATTAGGTTGTAGATGTTGATGGATGTGTTCAACCACACACCCACCATAATTACTATCTCAACATACGATATTGTTGCTGGAATGTCAAGCATTAATGTAACACCCTTTCTTCGCCAATGAGCAGGTCGAGTAACTCTTTGTCGGTCAACTCATCGGCATCCATTACGTCCTTCATCTGGTTGAAAGCCATGACCATAAAGCTGGCCTCCACTTGTGTGCCGTCCTTTTCCCATGACACAATGGCCTTTACTTCTTCTACTGTAGACATGCAGTCTATGCTCTCGCCTTCCTTGTCAGTGCCTAACAGCAGACCACGACCAGCCAGTGGCTGTTCAAAACCATCTATCTTGAAGAACCTTTGGTTCTCTACATACAAGCCTTCGTCATCAACGAACAGCGTGTCATCGCTTGTGTTAGGAAGATATACTGTGGTAAATAAGTCACACTCTATCAGACCATAGATGTCTTTGTAGTCTCCACTATAGTCCACTTCTTCAATCGTTTGGGTAAACGGGTCAATCAATATAGCACGTAATACCATTAGGTTTTCTCCTTCATTTCTATTAAATAATCAATTGCTTTTTCTATTAGTTTAGGGTCGTCACGAAACTGTCCCATTGCTAGGTTGCATTTCTTACACACAACATCTCTTACTTCCCCTGTCTCATGGCAATGGTCAATGGCTACTGTGTTTGTATGTAGTTTCATTTCAGTTTCACATACTTTGCATTTGTAATCATGTGCGGCCAATCTTTCTTCTACCCACTCAATGCTCACACCATACTTGTGTTTAATATGTGCTTTATATTGATTCTCTTTTAATTTTTGTGGGTCTGCACGTTGCTTCCACTCCTTACCAACATCTGAGTGACAGGCTTTACATCTATGGTTATGCCCATCTTTTCGTGCGGTATCTTTGCTGAAAAGAGATAAGTCTTTCTTCTCTTTACATCTACTACACTGTTTCATTTATGTTCTCCATTAAATGTTTTATCGCTTTCTCCATCGCTTCAATGTTGTCACCAAACATTCCAAGACCTATGTTACAGTTATTACAAAGCATTGCCCTTATGTTTCCTGTCTTGTGACAGTGGTCAACTCTAAGTATATAACTTCTGGGTTTAGCCCCACATATGTAACAACATCCCTTCTGTTCTTCTATCATAACATCAACTACTTCCGAAGTAATACCATACTTGTTCATGTAGTTGTTGTTTCTTATCTGTTCTTTTCTTTTCTGTATGTAATCCATGTTATGTTGCACCCCTAACTTTTAAGATAGGTATAGTATAACACACATTGGGTCGCATCATTCGTAATCCTCTGTGTATCGTTGTTTGAATTTCATTGTTAGTCGTAGGTATTTCTTGCCATCATCGTAGTCGTCCCAATTAAAATCCCATTGGTCGCCACAATACTTGGTAAGTAGCGTCATAAAGTCTGCTGTAAATCCATCAGGCATTTGCTAACTCCTCTACTGTGTCAACCCAAAAATCCCTGTGGACGCACTTGTTTGTGACACCTGTTCCCCAATAGTCCACCATCTTATAGGCTATCTGTTTAGCTTCTTTTGAATTGTTTGCCTCGACTTCCATCACGAAGCCTTCTTCGTAGCACACGGCTACCCGAAAGTTTTTCTTAGCCATCTTCTGCTTCCT